AGAAAAACGCTTAATCCTTTGGGGTGGATTGGTTAATTCGTTTTACACGACATTTAGAGGTATAAACGAAACTGTTTTGGTTGTGGTTGCGTTTATACACATGTTAGCGGTCAGCTAAGGAAGACAGCATCACGCCAGTAAGACAGTAGTAGAAATTTTGCAATTCGTGGACAAACTCCATTTTGCTAAATCTATGACCCTCAAAATCGAAAGTATAGGTGTTGTTCCATTCGCCTTTTGAAAATGGTTTTGATAACACAAAATCAAGTATCATTCCACCACTCTTAAAGTCCTTACCTATGTATCCATTTTTATAGTCTTTGTCGGAAAATCCAAACTTCAAAAGCCACTCTTCGGTTAATGGAATAGGCGAATGAACAAGATTAAATCCTTTCGGGTCTTCGGTAAGCCATTTAAGGTCTTGCCAGTCTATTACGGTAGGCAAAATTTCTCCTTCTGCTGTATCGTAATTTAAAATGTTTCCGCACTTCAAATCGTGGATTGAAAAAGCCGAACCGCTAACAGCAGTTTGGCAAGATGCGGGGTTTTGTACTTCGTTTGACATATTGTGCTAAATTTTAAGTTAAGTAATTCTAATCGGCTTTAGTGCTGAAAGTCCCGCACCTCGCCAAGCTGCGGAACGTTAGCACCAATACTAAGAAACATCGTTCGTTTCAAGAACATCACTTTTCTTGGTACTCATAAAACTTGGCGTTAATGGCTGGTTAAAAGTCAGTAAGCAAAGCCAAACTTCACCTTTCAATAAAATCCTTAGCCGTTCCCTAAATGTCAATTTCCAGCACGTTACTACCTCGCCTTTTTCATCCCTAAACGCTGGTAATTGATTATATTCTGGTTGGTCTTTTGCAAATGTTACATTGCATTCTTTAAATTTTGTTGGTTTCATATTATTTAAAATTAGATTGTTCAACGTTTGCTACTGTAATAAATCCACGTTCTAATTCAGAAATAATCCAGCGTAAATGCTCGGCACTATCCCTAAATCCTTTTTCGTGTGCTAAGTGTATGTTTCCTACCAATCCCTGCACAAGAACGTTAGATAAAACCTTAGAACCTGCTTCGGTGGGCAAATCTTCTTTATCTAAATATTGGTGTCTTACTAAGTTATCACTAACCCCCAGATTGAAATCCGTTGCTACGTGTTTCGAGGTTGTCATTTCTTTTTTGTGTTCTAAAGTGAGAACTACTTTTGCTTCAAATGAAAATTCCATATTATTGTTTTTAAATTAAATTGTGAGTGAAAGTACTGGTGCTAACAAAGGCTAAAAAACATAGCCAATTAACATTGTGCTGATTAATGAAACGTGATTATAGGCTACGTTTCTTAGCCTCGACTTTAGCAAACATTTCCTACCATTCGCCATTTAATGGTTTACCAATATCTCTGCCTTTTAATGGTTTTAGTATTTTTTCAATCTCTTGTGCTTTGGTAGGCAACGGATTTGCTAACACTGTATATACACCATTTGAACTAAAGACAGTTTTTATCTTTGTACGCAAAGCCTTTACATCTTTTTGTTCAGTAATATCAACTATGGTCGGGTAATAACCGTTCATAAAACCTTTACCGTAGAGGTGTATAGAAAAACCCCAATCCTCTTTATAAATTTCGCAATAATGTCCAGTTTTATCTATCCCAAACGCTTTTATGATGTCGGGATGGTTTATATTGTTCTTGCCTATAGATGTAAAGGCTTCTGCTATCAGTTCTTTATAAATGTATGTTCTCATTTGTTATGTTTTAGTTTTAACGGTGCATATACTTAACGTTATCTGCAAGCTGGTAGAAATTGCCAATGTGTAACTTCGTGATACCAATAATCATAACTTGATTTACCTTGCAGCCATTCGAGAGAAACGCTATCTTTTCTTATTATTTTGCTTTCGAGACGGCAAATTTCAATTGTGTCTTCACTACCTTCTTTACAAACGAGTACAGGCAAATCAAATTCGGGAAGTTTTTATTTAATGGAAATCCAGCCAGCAGATAACCCAGTATTTCTGCTATGGCTCTGAATGTTTTTTGTTTCACTTTTTTTAATAATATTTAGATTTGTAATTCTTTGTAGTTTTTGTTTTAGTTGTCGCCACAGCAGAAATACCCAACGTTGTGCAACATTTAGAAAGAAATTGCATTAATAAAAATCATTATTGTAATTTTTAGTCATTTATTGCATTAAAAAACGTTGCACAACACGGTATAACAAAAATTAATTCAACTCCTTCCAATCCCAAACTAATTGTATTCTTTCATTATTTGTCATTGTATTTGGGGCTATTCTATTATTTTCCAAATATTTTAGAAACCTTTGTAATTCTAAAGATGTTAAGGGAACTCCCCATTGGTCTGTCATTTTCATATCATTAACTTTTGTTATACCCGAAGCGTTGTAGGTAATAAGCCTACTAAAGCCCTTCTGTTATCTCAATTACTTTTGAAGCTCTGTCCAGCATTCTACATTTTATAGAGTCTTTGTATTCATATTTGCCATCAATTTCGGCAGCTTTTAAAAGTGATTTGTACGCTTCTCTCAATTGCTCTTTGGCAAGTTTGGCGTAATCATTTGCATCTAATTTATTTTCTTCCATTGTATTTAAGTTTTTTGTTTTAAAATCCGTAGGCTTACGTACCTACAACAACGGCTAAAACTGCATTAAAACGACAGTTTAGCCAAACCGTTAGTGGCAATTTGGCTTAACCACCACCACGCTATTCAAATCAATATCTTTCTTCCAATACAAAGGGAAGGGGAATCGTTCAAGTTGAAGGGATGTGCCACGTAGCTGTTTGACTGTTGTTTTCTTTATTTCAATCTCAACCCCTCTTTCCCCTTTGTAATCAACTTTCTCTATTGTCAGGATTTGCATTCCCTTTTTGAGTTCGGCTATCCGCACAGCCAAAGAGCCACTAACATGGGCTAAAATCCATGCTTGGCTTTTGGTTAATTCCATATATTGTACTTCACTCATATCGCACGATATTTTAGCCCTGAGACGTTATCTACTCATTAAACTCATCTTTCCAAAGGTGCGCAATGGCGAACTTTACGAAAGACGTTAGACCTCCGCGCCCTGTGTAGTGCCGTGCTATTCTGTCAGCTTTTTTCGCTTCCTCAATCGTGTATTTTATCGATCCTTGTTTTGTTTTGTTCATAGTTTTAGGTTTTAATTGATTTCATAAATTAAATTTTTAATAGTTTTTATTACCACTTTAGTTGCGTTTATACACATGTTAGCGGCAACCCTAAAAAGACTGCCACACAGTTTCAGCATCTGACCAAAAGCCAAAATCAAAATCGGTAATGTCTTGGTCTTTTTGAAAGACAAACATTTTAAATGTGCCTGACTTTGACCTGATTTGTTGTTTTTGAAACGAGTAAAATTCAATAGTTAAACATTCTTGATGTGGTGCTGAACTTGCATCAACAAACACTCTTTCTTTATTTGTGCTTACTCTTAATCTTTGTTCGCTTGGGATGTGTATTTGCATTTTATTTTGATTTGTGAAGAAGGGCAGCCGCTAACAAGTGCTATACAATATGGCGGCTGACGTGCTTCGATTAAACATTTTTACTAATTCAAACTGTGGTGCTTCGCATTGGGCTTTCTGCTGAAAATCCGCCACATCGTATAGCACCGATACGTTATAGGGCATTTAAAGACCTGACAACCTCATTGATTTTAGTGCATATATCACGAATAGCATCAGATTGACTTGCTTCGTTTAATCCGTGTGATTTTGATTCTTCAAGCCATTTTACCCAACTCAACGAATCATCAAGCTGTTTAATATCAAACTTCCTTTTCCTTTCTGCGTGTTCGTTGAGGATTTCAACAAAACGACTAAAGGTGATTTTCTCATTGTGGACTTGGTTTAATAAATCTCTTACTTGCGCTACTTTGAATGTTTTTTGCATTTCAATTAAAATAAACGCCCTATAACATACGCTATACAAAAGCAGGGCGTACTGCTAAAGTGAGCGTTCGTGCATCTATTTGTCATTTATGCAAGGCTGAAAGGGAGTGCATCTTAACCCTGCCTTCGTATAGCGTTCGTCCGTTGTAGCACATTAAAACGATGTGTTATACTTGCCGTTATCGGGAATAACCTTACCACAAAGATAAACCAAAAAATAATAACAAACAAATAAAATTTATTTGCGTAGTAAATATTTTATGTTTACATTTGCCTAAACCAAAACATAAAAATATGAAAACAGACACGGTTACAGTTTACGGAATTGAAGTAGAGGTCAACTATGACTTCTATAATGGCGAACCACCCACAAGGGATTATCCGGGGTCAAGCCCAGAGGTAGAAATACAAAGCGTACACGCTGGGAGTGAAGCAGACATCTACGACCTTTTGCACGATAGCGTTATCGAAAAAATAGAGGAAAGACTAATCGAAATAAACGAATAAGCTATGGCTATCACTATATCAGATAACAGCAAGGAATTGGTTACGAGCCTTATAAAAAAAGAGTTTCACGCAATAGACTTTCAATGGGATTACATCGATCATAAGGCCCAGATGCTAATAAAGGCTTGTATGGACTTCGGTCTTTGGGAACTGGCAAACGAACTGAACGAGATTTACGAATTTGAAATTAACAATTTATAATTATCCCCACAATGACGAAGGGGCGGGAAAAGTAATTTTTTTCATAGTTATTTGGTTAATAATCCCGCTCCTTTTTTTTAAACCCCAAATCTTATGGAAAACCTACAAAACGCAATCCAAGAGGGCTCACTTGCCCAAATGTTAAACGATGCAATAGCATCAATAAATTATGATAATGAATTAAAAAAACGTATATTTATATACAAATAGAGCCGGAGCGCTTACGGCAACTTTAAGCGTAATTTAAAACTATTTTATTATGAGCTGGTTAGACAGACCCGAAAAAAGAAGTGCCAATCCCGCAAAAAAATTCCTTGAATGGAAGAGCGATGAAAAATGTTTCTCTTACTACGACAAAGAGAAAAAGGAAAACGTAAAAGTGGAGCTTCCATTATCATTTGTTATCTTAGAACATTACCACACCGTTAAAGGATGGAACGATAAATCCGAAAGCGGTATCTATTCTAATGAAGTTTTCTCCATTGGAAGCGAAAAGATGGATGTAAAATCTTTTAAAGGTGGTGCAATCGCATCTGGATTTTATAAGGACATTAAGGAAAACGTAAAAAATGCGGGTGGACATTATAGCCGTTCCATTTATGCCGTTACCAATGACCTTGAAATTGTGAACATTTCATTAAAGGGATCTGGAGTTTCCGCTTATTCCGATTTTATTAAGCTTATTGGCGACAATAATTTTGACAAGAACTGGGTAACGGTAAAAGGGGCAGAGCAACTTAAAAAAGGGAAAGTAACTTATTCAATCCCGGTATTTGAAAAAGGTGCTGAAATAAAGGACAAATCAAAACTTGCACCTTTTGCGCAGGAACTACAGGAATATATGATAGCCTATACTTCAAATGATAAACCGACAAGGGAAAATTCCGCAGTCGATAAGCATTTTGAGGCGAATGAAGAAGAAGAGGACGACTTAGCTTTTTAAAATGGGAGCGTCTAAACAATTATTTGAAAGGTACAGGCAGGGGAACACACCCCTGCCAAATACCGAAGGGAACCACATTATTAACGAACTACATTTTAATTATGGAAACAGTAATACAAAGCTCCGCAATGGGAGTAATGAGTGAATATAAAGAAGGAAACCTGTCTTTGGAAGATACATTAATTTCTCTTGAAACCGAAAGGAATGTTTTAGAAGCGGTTTTGGAAAGGATCAAAATATTCAAACAGGAATATAGCGGTGAAATTGCAGACCTTGCAAATGAATATAAAGAAGGCTATAAAGGATTTACTTTTGAAGTCCGAAACGGTGCGAGAAGATTTTCTTACAAGGGCATCCCAGAATGGGAAGATGCTTCAAAAACAGTTAAAGACGTGGAGGGAAAATACAAATCTATGTTTGAGGCAAAATTAAAAGGTAACCCACACGCAAATATTTCAGAGGACGGTGAAGAACTTCCATTACCGGAAGTGTCATACGGTGCGCCCAGTGTGATTGTGAAGGCCAAGAAGTAATTTTATCCCCAATTGTTTTAAATAAGCCACCTCTTTATGGGGTGGTTTTTTGTTTGATTCCACTTGTGTTCCGGAATGAATTTTTAAAGTGACCATTGGCGATTGCTTAGAAAATAGGGGCTATGCCACATTCCAGTTTTTTGTTTTCATATACTATAATAGTAAAACGTATTTTTCATTTTTTAACTTTCTAACAATTTTGTCAGTTTTAAAGTGGAAATGTGGAACTGAACACTTAAACATGCATTTTCATTGGCCTCATGGCATCCCACTTTATTTTTTTTAATGTGGAATAATGGAATATTGATGTGGAATTTTGGTCATATTGTTTTTTTTTCTATATTTGCAATACACTCTCGACAATTAAAAAATTAAGTGTAAAACCCCTTAATGAAACCGAAGTCGAGAGCGGTGAATTTAAGGGGTTTTTATTTTTTAAATATGGACATAACTATATCAGCATTCAAAAAAGTTTCAGAGCCAAACAACCCTTACAATAGAAGTGTATTTAAGGCACTTGAAAGGATAAGGACTGGAGCATCTAAAAAATTGATTGATGAATATAAAGCAAAAGAAGATCCGGCTATTAAGTTTTTATTGCCCGGTTATTGTTTTTCTGGTACTTTTTCAAACCGTTCAGCAATAGGGTTAAAAAAACATTCCGGATTAATTGTATTAGACTTTGATAAATATGCAACTACTAAAGATGCCGAAGATTTTAAAGATTCGGTTTGTGATCTTCCATTCGTTTTTTCCGCATTCATTAGTCCCGGAGGAAAAGGGGTAAAAGTGTTGGTTAAGATACCCCCGATAGAAAAAGACCACAAGTTATACTACAACGCATTAGTAGAGTTTTTTAACAATGATAATTTAGATACTTCCGGAAGTGATGTTAGTAGGTTCTGTTTTGAAAGTTATGATCCGGAAATATACATTAATCCGGAATGCGAAACGTGGCTTGAAAAAGAAGAAGAGGAAGCTGAAAACATAGGTTTTGATTCTTCAAATATTGTAGTTCCGTTAAAATCTGAAAATCAAATAATACAAAGGCTTCAAAGTTGGTTCGACAAAAAGTATAAAATAAGCTCTGGCGAAAGGAATAACAATATTTTCAAATTTGCCGCTGCATTAAATGATTTTGGAATACCACAACATACGGCAGACCAACATTTAAAACAATATGCTGTTAAGGATTTTAATGAAAAGGAAATTGAAAAAATAATAACCTCAGCCTATAAACGTGGGGCATCAAATTTTGGTACTAAATTTTTTGAAGATCATACACTTCAAAGGCAGATTGAAAAAGAAGTCCGAAGTGGTAAAAATAATAATGAGATTAAAAAAAGACTTGAAAAGGATAATATTAAAATAGATGACGTTGGGGATATTGTTGAAAGTATAAAAAACAATCTTGAAGTAAGTGAATTTTGGTATTATGATGACAAAAACAAAATAAAATTAAGCCCCCATAAATTTAAGTTTTATTTGGAGCAAAACAATTTCTTAAAGTATTTCCCAACCGAAAGCCAGACTTTTACATTTATCAAAAAAGAGCAAAATCTTATTGAGGAAACCAACGAAAAAAGAATAAAGGACTATGTTCTGGATGATTTATTGAACCGTCCGGATATTGGATATGGGGCGTATGATTTTATGGCAGGAAATCCGGGTTATTTCAATATAAATTACTTATCCATGTTGAAGTCTGCGGACATCAATTTAAAAGAAGATACCAAAGATGAATGCTTTTTATATTATAAAAATTGTGCGGTACGAATAAAAAAGGATTCAATTGAGGAAATTGATTATTTAGATCTTGACGGATATGTTTGGAAGAACCAAATAATTGATAGGGATTTTAAATATTTTGACCACCACGAGTCGGAGTTTAGAACATTTCTTTGGTATGTTTCCGGAAAGGATGTCGAGCGTTATAATTCATTCAAATCGGTAATAGGGTATCTTCTACATTCTTACAAAACATCTTCCCGGAATAAAGCTATAATATTCAATGATGAAACCATTTCAGAAAACCCCAATGGGGGAAGTGGAAAAGGATTGATTTGGAATGCCCTTGGGAAGATGAAAAAAATATCAATGATAGACGGAAAGACTTTTGAATTTAATAAATCTTTCCCCTACCAAACGGTTTCAACAGATTGCCAAATATTGGTATTTGATGATGTCAAAAAGAACTTCTCTTTTGAAAGCCTATTCTCGGTAATTACCGAAGGTATAACATTGGAATATAAAGGGCAGGATGCTATTAAAATCCCGGTTGAAAAATCCCCAAAGATATTGATAACTACAAATTATACTATTGGTGGGGTAGGTGGTTCTTTTGACCGTAGGAAGTTTGAAGTTGAAATGAGTAGTTTTTTTGGGGCGCACCATACCCCGGAAGATGAATTTGGTCATATGCTTTTCGATGATTGGGAAGATGATGAATGGTCAAGATTTGACAATTATATGATTAATTGTCTTCAATATTATTTTGAAAACGGATTAGTTGCGCACGAATTTAAAAACTTGGATGTAAGGAAATTCATTAAAAATACCAACATGGAATTTTATGAATGGAGTAAAGAATCCGGAAATATCGGTAAAAATATAAGAATTTATAAAGCCGATCTTTATTCTGCATTCCTTCAGGATTATCCCGATTATGCAAATGGAAAATATAAACTTTCACAAAAGCGATTCCAGATGTACTTAAAAGAATATGCAGAATTTATAGGATTTAAGTATATTGACGGAAAAGACCATCAAGGCAGATGGTGCGAGATTTATAAAGATGAGGTTTCGGAAGTTGAAGAAGAAGATGATAACGGAATAGATTTTTAGGATATGATAAAACTCAGACCATATCAAAACAAAATAATCCAAAGTCTTAGGGCTTCTTTAAAAAGTGGTAATAAAAGGATTGTTCTATGCGCTCCTACCGGAAGCGGAAAGACTATAATGTTTACTTATATGGCAAAAAACCATATTGAAAAGGGCGGTAGAGTTTTGGTTTTTACCCATAGGAAAGAATTATTAAAACAAGCGGGGAGTTCTTTTGAAAAATTTGGATTGAGAGCAGAATTGATAACCGCTAATTCAAAACCAGATCTTTCAAGACCTTTGCACGTTTCAATGATTGAAACATTTGATAGAAGGAAAGATTCCTACTCTATTTTTTTGGCTTCTAAATCTTTAATAATTATTGATGAGGCACACTTAAATTCCTTTACCAAAATATTTGAATATATTAACAAAAATACAATTGTAATTGGCGCGACTGCCACACCGTACCGGAAAGGAAAAGCAGTTCCAGAACTTGCAGAATTTTATACGGATTTGGTACAGGAAATCGACACTCCGGAATTAATAGAATTAGGTTTTCTTTCAAAGGCAAAAACTTATGGGGTCAAAGTTGATTTAAGCAAGGCAAAATTAAAAGGCGATGATTACGACCTTTCCGAATATTATGAAGAAAATAAGATGTGGCATGGAGTTGTTCAAAACTGGGAGCGTTTGACACCCGGAACAAAGACTATTCTTTTTTCTTCCAACGTGGAAAACTCTAAAAGGGTTACTCAGGAATTTAATGATAACGGATTTGAAGCCCGGCATATTGACGGTAAAACACCTAAAAAAGAAAGGGAAGAGGTTTTGGAATGGTTCGATAAAACACCGGATGCGATAGTTTGCAATTGTGGAATATTAAATGCAGGATTTGACCAGCCGGATATTGAAACTGTAATTTTATACCGTGCAACAACTTCACTTCCCTTGTTTCTTCAAATGTGCGGAAGGGGATCGAGGACTACTCCGGTTAAAAAACATTTCAATATTTTAGATTTTGGAAACAACATTCCGAGAATGAAGTTTTGGGAAGATTCGCGTACTTGGAGCTTGTTCAATGATAAAAAGAAAACATCAAAAGAATCGGAAGCCCCTATAAAAGAATGTCCGGAATGTAGTGCGTTAATGCCAATACAAAAAATGGAATGTGATTTTTGCGGACATATATTTAAAAAGTCTGAGGAAGATGGGATTAAAGAAAAAGTTGCCGAGTTAAAATTATTATCAAGAGGCGAAGTTTTAAAAACTGCGAGGCATCAAAATAATAAAGTACTGTCCGAAATGTCGAAGGAAAAATTAATTTCTCCGTTTTGGGTATTGCACAATAAAACTGATATTGAAGATGCAAGGGATTTTTGCAGGTTAATGGGATATAAAATGCCCGGATTTGAATATATGAATAAAAATAGGTTCGATGTCTTTAGAAAATAAAAATTTTAGTGAGGGGAAAATACAGCAATCCATAGTAATTTTCTATAAAAATTCCTACTGCCTTAACCACCACACCCCGCAGCATTGTATTTTCAGCGTGCCAAATGAGGGTCGTTCAAAGATAGAAACATTACAGAAAAAGGCAATAGGAATGATGTCTGGAGTTTCGGATTTGATAATCTTAAGACCGGGGGAAGTGATATTTGTGGAAGTAAAGACACCTACCGGGACCCAGTCGCCATCCCAGAAGATATTCCAATCCATTGTTGAGGCATTGGGATTTCGTTATCTGTTGGTAAGGAGTTTGGAACAATTTAAAAATGAGATATGAAAATGCCCTTAGACCCCGCAATAATTTACACCAGCCCAAAAGGACGGACATTCCGAGTATCAGGAATAGAGAAGATTCCCGAAACTTCCAAGTGGATAGGAAAGGTTGAAAAACATCATTGGATAGTTACCATTCGTTTTTTGGACGATAATAATTTTGGAAGATTGTATTTTGACCACCAAGATAATCATTATAAAACAACGCTATAAACAAATACAGGGAATGAGTATAGGAATACCATATATGGGAAGTAAAAGAAAACTTGCTGGAGCGATTGTTTCGGAAATTGTTAACAGGCATCCCGAAGCAACAATGTTCTTTGATTTGTTTGGTGGCGGTGGTGCAATATCTTTTGAAGCCCTTAAATATCCACATCTAAAAGTGCATTATAATGAATTGAATACTTCTATTTATTCACTTATAAAATATTTAAGGGATAGTGATGAAATGGATGATCGGTTTTATGATTGGGTAAGCCGTGATGAATTTTTTAGGCAATTAGGAAGAAACGATTGGTACTCAGGCTATGTAATGAGCTGCTGGAGTTTTGGAAATAAACAAAATACCTATTTATACGGAAAAGATATTGAAGAACAAAAACGCCTTGCACACGAGATAGTCGTTAACCGATGTAATGAAAGTGCTGAAAAATTAGGTTTTAAAGAACTTTCGTTGTTCGATATACAAGACCTGCACACAAGGAGAAAGGTTTTTTGTAAATTTTATAAAAAGAATGGTAATCGATTTGATATTCAGCACTTAGAGCGTGTTCAAGAGTTGGAAAGACTACAAGAGTTGGAAAGACTACAAGAGTTGGAAATGACGAACCTATCCTATCAAGATGTAAAAATTCCTAAAGGAGCAATTATTTATTGCGACATCCCTTACATAGGAACTGGAGAATACAAAGAGGGCGGTTTTAACCACGCTGAATTTTACAAATGGTTTTCAGAAATTGAAAATCCAGCCTATTTAAGCGAATATAACGCCCCTTTCAAGATAATAAGCCAACACTCCCACCTAAGTACTTTAAGTGCCACAAACAACAAAAGAAAGGTAAAAGAACGCCTATTTTGGAACGGAAAGGGATTGGTAAACGAATATAAACTCTTCTAAAATGCAAACAAAAACACAATCGGTAATTGAAAGCCTTACTAACATCATAGTAGGGCTTATAACAAGTTTTCTTATACAATTAATAATATACCCAGTTTTGGATATACCCGTAAGCCTTAATCAAAATCTAATAATCACAATGGTTTTTTTCATTGCTTCTTTTTTGAGGGGCTATCTACTTAGGAGGTTTTTCAATAATTTAAACAAATACAGATAATGAAAGAACTTGAACTATTTTTTGAATATTGCTGTAAGGCTGTAAAAATAGATTTGTCATCAAGAAAAAGAGATGACATTATAGCTTTCGGAAGGTTCGTTTACTTCTATAACGCAAAAAAAATGTTCCCCACAATTTCAAATGCTAAAATAGGAAGCCTCGCAGGTGGCAGGGATAGCGCAACAGTTACGCACGGAATAAAGAGATATGGAGAGCTTAAAGGGGATTTTGAATTTGAGTCGATAAAAAAAGCAATTGAAGAACAATTGGAGGTATTTGATCCAAACCTAAGCGGGAGAGACCTTGAGCTTAAATATCTATACTCAAACAAAAAAAGACTTGAAAAGCAAGTTGAGATATTGAACAAACGAATAGCAAATACAGAAGTGGAGCAAGAAATATTGGATATGTTCAATCAATTGCCAAAAGAAAAACTAATAGACTTCAAAGAAACAAGGTTAAAGCCTTACTTAAAAATGAACTCAATATGAAAGAACAATTAGAATTTAGAAAATGGATGGCAAAGATAGGAAACATATACTATTGCGACGATGAACAAATGGAAAGAGCGTGTGAGAGATTGGATGTAAATGTTAAAGTTTTAAATAATTAGTTGTAAGTGAAAATAATTTTTTATATTTGAACTATAAAAATAACTAAGATGAACTACAACGAATCATACACCGTGCAAAATCACTTCCAAGAATTGGGATTTACAGTAACATTAGATGCCTCTAAAACTTCTGATTATGTTACCATCACTAATGACAACAAATATGGAATGAAATTAGTAATTAGATTTTCAGACCACGATGCAATGACCGGTCGCTCTGCTTGCGCTGATTTGTCTTATGTGATTTCAGATTTGAAAGATGAGTACGCGGGAAAATTCGAAAGTAAAATCTCAATAGATGAGGATGGCGACATTTCTTCTGATGAAGTTGAGTTTGATACTGAATTGGAAAGGGATTCTTATTTAATGAATGTAATTTTAACCGAGATAACAAACAAAATAGATTTTTAAAAATGGCACAAAAGACGATGACACTATCCGATAAAGTATGTGAATGGGTAGAAGCACAGGCAAAGAAAGAAAACCGAAACTTTTCAAATATGGTAGAAACCATACTACTCGAAAGAATAGAAAGGGATAAACTTTGAAATGGGTTATAACGTTTTAGGTATGAGTAGTAAAATAATACGGTAAATAAAAAACGAAATTATGTTAATAGAACAAGCAAAGGAATTATTAGAAAAAGGTGAGTACTTAACTCATAGATTTTTTGAACCACACGAATACATAAAAAAAGTAGATGGTGTGCTAATGGATGAAAGCGAACTACCACTTAACGAAAAAGAGTTTTGGGATGTTAGACGAACTAAATATTGGAAGCAAGATTGGGAAGTGTACGGATGGTAGTATTATTTTATTACTTATACCCGTTGTTGTGGTGTCGTTCTAATGCACTACAACGTAACGCAAATATAAAAAGTTGGGGACTGTCGTGAGCAGTTGGTCAAGCACCCTACCCCACGGAGCAGATGCCGAAAATGACGGTTAAAACATCGATTCCCCAATTTCTTATATTTTATGTTATAAAACGTTTAACCTTTAAATAATAATTTGGAGCAAAAAGTGAAAATCAAACTGATGAATTGAGGCAATTACAATAAGACCAAAACCAATCGTTAAAGTCGTTCCGCTCCATTTAAAATTTAGCACTAACTATTAAATAAAGATATTATGAAAAAAACAATAGAATTACAAATTGAAAATATTAGCCCTTTTGAGGTTGTTTTAACAAACGGAAATGGAGATACTTTTACTTATAACCCCATAAAACACGAATCTCTTGAAGATTTTTTATCTGGAGCAAAAACCGTTAATACCTAATCCCTATGACACCACACGAAACAAAAGCTAATGAACTTGTAGAGAATAGTAATTCAAAAGATTATCCTAAAATAACGGATGCTATTGATGCTTCTATTAGATTACTTCTTTCAGCTACAAATGAATATAATTTGAATAATCCAGAGATTGAAACAGTAATAAGTTTAGACAACGGAGCAAAATACATATTCAAATTTGAAAGAATTGATTTGGATTAATCAACATATAACCAAACTATATGAAATGTCGGGTATTTGAGGGGGGAAAAATTTTCTCTAACCTGAACGGCAAATAAGGCGAAACCGTTAAAGCCTGATTAATTTCCCCGATGTTTCATATTTTTTTAAAAACATAAAAAATGAAAACAAAAACTTTTGAATGCATAGGATGTGAATGTGAACTTCCTGAAAGTTATCAATTAAGAACAAAGGGTTATTGCTATTTGTGCGACCCAAAAATTTCTCTTGAATAATGCCTTTCAAACGAACCTTTAACCAAACTATAAAATCAATATGGAAACACTAATAACAGAAATTGAAAAATGGAGTGAAAAATATGATTTCTCATTTCAATTTTGGGGCGAGGACAATAATAATGTTTTCATATCAAAAGACCACGTAGATTTACATAGCACAGGCGGTTATGAAACTATTGAAGAAGTTTTAAAAGTTACTCTTGAATGGGTTTATAGAGTTAACAGAACGCCTAAAAACCAAAGAATAATTTAAAACTCTTAACTATGGAAGCAAAAGATATTACAAAAGGAAAAGTTAGTATATTAAAATGGAATGGTGTTGGATTATGTGTTGGCATTGAAAACAAACCACAAGGCGTATATAAACATACATTGATTTGTGAAATGTTACAAGATGAAAATGATAAAACACTTGCTGATGCAGAACTAATATGCGAAGCCTTTAACGTAGCCAACGAAATAGGGCTATCTCCAAGGCAAATGAAAGAAAGGATAAAGGAGTTGGAAGAACTATTAACAGAATCACGAAACCATTTCCTTTACGAAATAGATATTGAAAGCGGAGAACCTTTAGCCGATTTAAGCACATTAATTAATTTTTGGGGAAAAGTAAACAACGCCCTTAATCCTAAAACAGAAAACTAACAACCCCCACTATTATACTTTAGTTCGGCTAAAATAAAGTAAGATATGAGAACAGAAGGGAATGTATCAAAAGTGGCTATTTGCCCGAATTGTAAAGGATTTACATTGGCTTGCCACGTAGATAGCTTGACAAAAGAAACTGAAAAGGAATTTACAGAACTCACCAATGAGGGCTTTATTGTGAAATTAGAAACCATTGAAGAAACAAGAAGCCGAAATTATGGCGCATACTCCAAATGCTCAAAAAAAGAATGCCAATATTCAGATGACTAAAATAAGGGGCGCACATCCGGCAAGATAGCAACGCCCCCATTCAAACAATAATCACTTAAAAAAGCAATTATGAAAACAAAGTTAACTATTATTTTCCTGTTATTCACAATAGCGGGATTTGCACAGGAAGCAATAGGCTTCCAAGTAACAGCCGACAACCGTTTAATGGTTCTGGGAGACGACCACGGGAACGATCCATTAACGCCAGATCTAAATTTCAAGGTCGTACTACAGGGCAACGACAGCAATACTGGTTATCTTATGGTTTCGCCCAAGTATGAATACGCCCGATTATCCGGTGGCGACTATTCAAGGTTCGGGGCTGAGTTGGGCTATGCCTTCCATACCTATATCTTAAAAATAGACATTGCGCCAAGTATAGGTTACGGTTATATGTTCCGGCACGAGAGCCGTTCCGTTAGTTGGGAGTTTTCAACCGAAATAAAGATACCTTTAACAAAGAATTTGAGCATTATAAGCCTTGTGAACGTAAACCAACGGCACGACCTTAAAGATGCCCCTTGGAGATACAATGTAAGCACAGGATTGAGGTTTGACATCAACACGGGATGGAACGGTAAGCAGACACGGTTTTAAAACACGATTCCAAAGAACAAACGATGAAAAAGCTAAAAGAAAAAACCACAACTATCGACAATATTAAAAAATAATTCTATATATTTGTAAATACCTATAAATAAACACCATGTACACATTAAGAACATTTAATTCAGACGGCATCCAAAGAAACCAATATTTAGGCAACAACTATGAATACATTGATAGGGAAGTAAACCCAGAGCCATTCAGAAGGTGCTATAAAGATGCTTTTGGAACAGATCACGTTGCAGACCTTGATGAAAACTCAACAGATTCATCCAAAGTCTGTATGGGGTTTCTTATAAACGAAAAAGGCACTTTAATTTACTTGAGCAAAAAAGAAACATATTACGTTATGTCAAGTGATGGAAAGACATTTGCGAACCTAACATACAGAGGGAAGTGATTAAAATCAACTACTGCCCCATACTTGGAGCAATATATTATTTTGAACCGATCATATACGGAAATATGCCATCAAAGTATCACAAATGAAAACCAAAACAATACACCGTTCATCAATAACAGGACAGATAGTTACCGAAGATTTCGCAAAAGCAAATCCAGACACTACCCAAAAGGAAACAATTTTGAACCCTAAAGGAATTGAAAGAAATGAATTGGTTAAGTTCTGCGACTTCCTTGAAGAAAATGGACGACCAATAGACTATTCTTTGATTGATGAATACCTAAAGCAACAATAATGAAACTAAAAGTAATAAAAACCTACACCGATAAATACACCAAGCAATTAGTAAACGAGGGAAGCACCATAACCGAAAGCGATGAAAGGGGAAAGGAACTAATCGAAAAGGGAAAGTGCATCGAATTAGTTTCAAAGCGTAAAGCAAAAAAGAAGAAGTAATGCCATCTCAAAATAAAAACATACCACCATTAAATTCAAATACTGTTTGGAAAGATAACTATTCCAATATAAAAGAATTTAAAAACGAAGATGAATATCAATCCTATATAGAAAATAATATAGAGTTGTTCTGTAAGGATGTTCTAAATCTTGGAGACTATGTATCGCATAAATCAAAGTTCTACATAGAAAAGAAGAAATTATTTGGTGCCAATTCACAAAGACCAGATTTATATATTGTAGGCACTAAAAAAACGGCATTAGTTGAGTTGAAATATCCTAAAAATGGTTTTGCAGAAATAAGAAATGCACTATCTCAATTATTATGCTATTCAGTATTAGCTGAAGAAAATGGATTAGAATATGATAAGCTATGTTTAGTTTCTCCAGTACACAAAATTAAATTATTTTCTACTTTTAAAAAGTTTGCTCCTTTCATTGAATTATATTATTTAACAAGGGATTATAACTCTAAAATAGTTTTAAATTGAATAAAGAAGGAAGACCATTAGAAGATTTAAAATCATTGCCAGAAAATTGGTATAATGATGTACTCGAACTTTATAGTCAAGGGGCTTCTGATGTGGAAGTAAAAGCATTAATTTACCATTGGAGGGGGTCGTTCTCTAATGATTTATGGGAAAGATGGATGAATGATGAACCTGAGTTTTCGGAAACCATAAAAAAGGGTAAAATGCTTTCAGAGTCTTGGTGGCATAAAGAAGGTCGTACTTCATTAAGGGATAAGGACTTTAGTTATACAGGATGGTATATGCAAATGAAGAACAGATTTAATTGGACAGACCGCACCGATAACACCACAGGTGGCAATCCACTTCCATCAACAACAACAACAGTAGTATTCAAAAAATATGACAACGAATGAAATTGAGTTTTCATATAAGTTTGAGCCGTTATTCAACTTACTAAACAAAGACTTCCATCCCGAAATAGACACGGTAATAATGACAGGGGGGCGTTTCTCCTCAAAGTCTTACGTTGCATCAATATTCTCTACAATAGCCCTTACAGATTACCAATGGGATATCCTATACACCCGTTACACTTCACTTTCAATAGTTGATTCCGTTAAGCCAGAGGTTTCAGATAAACTGGAACTACTCGGAAAACAGTACTTAGTAAACGATACAAAGACACATATTGAGTGCGGTAAAAATAGAATAGCGTTCAAAGGAATAAAGACAGGAAGCCAACAACAAACGGCAAACCTAAAATCGTTATCTGGCTTTAATTGCTTTGTCGTGGACGAAGCAGAAGAACTGCCAGACCTAAAGACCTTTAAAAAGGTTTTCTATTCAATTAGAAGCCCACACAGGCGCAATCTGACTATTTTGATACTTAACCCTACTACAAAGAACCATTGGATATACAGAGAGTTTTTCGAGGGCAGGAACGTAACCGCAGGATGGAACGGAATAAAGGACAATGTATGTTATATACACACTTCATTCAAGGACGTAAACCCTGACTTTATACCCGATAACATTATAGCCGACTACGAAAGGCTCGAGGAAGATAACCCAAAGGAATATGATAATATCGTTGCGGGGGGTTGGATAACCGAACCAGATGGCGTACTGTTGCCTATTTCAAGATTGAAATTTATTCACCCCAAAACAGTTAAACCTGAATTTGTGGAGTTTTCATTTGCCGTTGGCGACCCTGCCAATACGGGGGGAGATTCATACGCTATGGCGTTTATAAAAGTTATGTCTTATGAAGGCAAATTGCAGTTCTTTGTTAGTGATGTAGTTTATTCTGGGAATGGAATAGAATCTTTGAGCGAGCCTATTTTGGATAAGTTAAGGCATAACGCTTGTGAGGAGTGCTATCTTGAAGTAAACGGACTTGGATTGGCTGCGTTCCTATTGCTAAAAAGCAAGATAGAGAACCATATATCAATTAAAGGTTTCCAAACAACAGAAAACAAAGAAGTAAAGATATTGAGCAATTATGAGTTTATACAAAAGAATTTCACGTTTAGAAGCGACTATAAAGAGTTTCCCGAGTATAACAAGTTTATAGACCATTTAACGGGGTATATGAAAGACGAACCTTTGCAGAACAAACACAAGATGGATGCAATAGATTGTTTGAGTATGGGTGCTAAGGTTGCAAAAGCTAAATACAAAAGTGTTTTGTATGGATAATTTTAACACCGTTTGTCGATACCAAAAATTATAACCCCCGTAAATCTTTGCGTTTAGTCGGATAAATTCAAATAAAATGACATTAGAAGAATTAGAATACAGGATTAAGTTAAATATGCTTAGGGCAAAATATAGTAAAGACCCGATGCAAGCGATAGCACTTTGTATTGATAGTGCTATTACAGGAGTGGAGGTTATTAAAAATATTTACAGGAGCAATAAACTATCTAAATTTCAATTGTAGGCAACAATAAAAGACCAGAGGTTATTGTATCTCGAAGCAGGAAGGAGTATTAAACCGTTTCTTTACATAATCCCCAACACCATTATCCCACCCAGTATCGGAACAGCTAAAGCAGTTAGTTGATTTAATCTTTTTCATATCCATTTCGCCAAGTTTAACATCGGTATATTTATTTCCCTTAACACCATACCAATTAGAGTAAATAGATTTAACAACGTACCCGTGGGTTGTAAGCCCGCTCTTTCTCCATATTTGGGTCAGTTTTAAATAATTTTCCGTATTGTAGATTATAGGCGTATGTACGTCAAAGTGTTTATAGGTCATCCTGTTATCCCTAAGGAAACGCCCCGTGTTTCTCAAGGCCCTCGAATAGTTTGGATCTGGCGCAAAGTCAAAAAGACTGCCTTTGTAGTAGAAAGGATAGGTCAAAGTGCTAACGGAACGGTTAAAGAAAAAGTCATCGTTCATAAAGAAGAAATCACCTTTTAGTACATTATTGCAAGCCCACTCAATCTTTTTGGCAATGCGGTACTGTTTGTTGCCACCGTATTCGGGCAAGTGATGGAACTCTATTTTATCGGAAAAGAATCCTGTATCTTCCCCAACAACTATAACACGGTTGTAGTTCTTTAGGTATCTTTCAAGGCTTCTTAACGAGTATCGAATTTCGTCATTATTGTTTTTGCTTCCCTTACCTAAAATATAGAGTACGTCCATATTGCTAAAGTAAAATATTTTTGTATATTAGCGAAGTGTTACGCACGACAATAGTAACATTTAAAAACTTAACATAGCCCTTTTTTTGATATTGCCAGTCGTGCGGTAATTGATAAAAGAGGGTTTATTGTTTATATTAAAAAATAAGATTATGAAAAAATTTAAAATTTACGCAGAAAAGACTGTAAGTATTGAAGTAGATATTGAATGCGATAACGCAACCGATGCAGCTCAAACATTTAAACAACTACATCCTGATTATAAAATTGATTATATCAATGATGATGAAGTAATTGGATTTTGTGAAGTATCAGGAGACGTAATATTGCAAGGCGATTATTATTCAGTTGATGAAGATGGAATTTATGTTTTAAATGAAAATCTTTAACCTATGAGCAAACTAAACATAATGCGATTGAACAGCCCTGATATGGTCTTTGGGCTTGTTGATTTTTGTAATGATGCAAGGGAGTATTTGGGTATATGTTGTGACTTAGTAGAAGTTGGTAGTTATGCGGGAGAAAGTACTCAAATATTCTGGGAACACCTTATGCCGTATACTATACATTGCGTGGACAAGTGGGATATAACCAACAAGTACAACAAAGAAGAAATAGAATACGCTGAAAAAATATTCCACGTATTGCATAACGAAAAAATTGATGAAGGACTTATTGGAGTTTATAAAAGGCATAGCAGGGATGAAAAGTTAAAGGAACTAATTAAAAACCCCGACATTGTTTACATCGATGCCTCACACGATTACGCAGACGTATCAAAGGATATTGATTTTTGGATGCAGTTCAACCCAAGGATAATATCGGGACACGACTACTCCCAAAAGTTCAAAGGCGTAATGCAGGCTGTAAACGAAAGATTTAAACCAGAAGAAATAAAAACATACCGTGATACATCTTGGGCGATTTATTTAAAATAATTCCTTAGTTTTGCTTATATTAAAATAAAATAACTATTTTTACAGCAAACTAATATTAAAGCAGTTGATTGCTTCGATAAAACTTAATGGACATCCACCTGAATAAGTTCGGGTAGGATGTCTTTACTTTTAATATGGCTTGGAATTTCTTCAATCGTTCAAAGACAAAGAACACGCAAAGATTTGCGGAGCGTGATAATTCTGGCGAATGGATGGTGTGGTTCAATCAATACGGCGGTATTAAGGAACTCGAAAAATTCAGCGAAGCAAACTCTTTCCAATTAGCTGGGGGCATTGCTGAAATATTCTTTCCTATTGATATGATTGCCGATGGATGCGCTTCACTTGAATATAACATTGTAGATAGGGAAACCCTTAAAGAAGTAGAGTTTAAGAACGCAAATATAATGCGCTTGTTGGAGCAACCTAACCCGTGGAATAAGTTTAGTGATTTGGTTTATCAAGGCGTATTCAATAAATTTAGTGATGGTAACTGTTACGATTATACAAAGATACCAGACAGCTACAAAAACCCTACTCCTGATATTATAACCAACGTATTCACGTTAAACCCAAGTCTAACCAGACCCGTAGTAAAAAAAGAAATAGGCAATCCGTTTGCTTTTAAACAGCCTAACGAACTTATAGAAAGGTACGTAACTAAATTTATGTACGACCATTCAATCGACCCAAAGTACATACGCCAAAATACGATGTTCGATATTAAGCAGAACGGAAAAGGCGAAAGCCCTTTAAAATCCGTTGAAAAGAACATCAACAATCTATTGGCTGTATATTCGGCAAGGTACAATGTTTACGAAAAGAATATGAATGCGGGTATATTGAGTTACGACCCTAAATCTTCAAATAATATGGAAGAGGTAGTAAACCCAAAGACACGTGATGAAATAATGAAGGATTTACAGGAGCGTAATGGACTTACAGGAGCAAGGAATTTCTTAGGGGTTTCCTCAATACCGTTAAAGTTTCAAAAAACAATAGGCACTATTGCCGAATTACAACCATTTGACGAAACAGAAGCGGATGCGGTTGCTATTGCTTCTATATTTGGATTGGACGCGGATTTAGTACCAAAAAGAACACCTTCAAAGTTTGCCAATAAGATTGATGGGGAAAGGAAGTTATGGCAGACGGTAATCAAATCAACTGCAATAGAAAGAGGTGTTGAATTGTCAAAGGCTTTTTACTTGCCCGATAACCTTGTTTTATACCCTAACTTTAGCAATGTAGAAATATTGCAGGAAGATAAAAAGACAAGTTTTGAAGCGGACAGCATATTGATTGACAACCTAATCAAGATGCAGGGAGCGGGTCAGGACGTGCCTAACGCCTTCCAAAAGATTAAAGACAAATACGAAAGCATTTCATTATGAAGGTAGATAGGACAATAGAAAAACTAAAGGAAATGAAAGCCAACGCAAAGACAGATGCGGTAAGGCACAATATCCAAATGAAAATAGATATTTTATTAAAAAAGAAACGTTATGATAACGATTAAGGAGTTTCCAGATAAAGCCTTTGCCGACAAGAATGAAATGTTTACGGCAATCAAAGAGAACAAACAGGCTCTTATAGCCGCAAAGAAAATGCAGACAAAGTTTACCGATGCCATTTATTTCAGTCCACAGGTGATTGTAAGGGGCGAAACCATTAAGGCTATAAACCCTGATGAAGTGGATAATATCAAAGTAAAAGTAGTAATAAACACCACTAACTTAATTGATAGCCATTCTGACGTACATATTGACGGTATTTGGAATAAGTCAGTAAAGGAAAAGAAAAACCTTTATCTTATTCAGGAACACCAAATGAAGTTCACTAATATCATTTCAGATGATGTTAAGGCAAGTGTTGAAAAGACTACTTTCGATGCGTTAAAGGTAGGTTTAAAAGGCTCAACGGAAGCGTTGGTTTTTGAAACTACGATACAAAAGAACCGCAACGCTTTTATGTTCGACCAATACGCCAAAGGTTTCGTAAAGAACCACAGCGTAGGTATGCGATACGTATCAATGGAACTTGCTCTAAATAGCGATGTAGAACACGACAAAGAAGAAAAAGCTGTATGGGATAAATATATTGACCGCGTAGCAAACAGGGAAGAAGCCGAAGAAAAAGGATATTTCTGGGCTGTAACCGAGGCAAAAATAATAGAAGGGTCAGCCGTTCCGATCGGTTCAAATTGGGCGACCCCCACTATATCAACAGAAGCCGTCTCCGACACTTCTAAAACCGAGCCGCCACGAGGCACTCAAACGAACAAAGTAAAATTTATTAATCTAAAAAATTAGAAATGGAAATCAACATTTTAAAATCCCTTAAAGACAAGGGTATCGAGGTTGAGGAAGGACAGGAGAAAGTGCTTAATGAGCTTTCCGCTTCAATCAACAAGACTATGGAAGCGCAAGACGAAGCCTTCCAAAAGTCTATCCAAACGGCACTTACCGAAGTGGTAGGAACCGCCGAAAAAGACGATAAAGGAAACGTTATCAACTTAATGACGCAACTAAAAAACGTTGCAGAGCAAGTGGAGAAACTTTCCGTTACCAAACTTTCCAAACTTTCAGAGGTTGAAAAATACCAATTGAAAAGAATGGTTAAGGAGAAGCATACCGAAATCGTTTCGGCTATAAAGAACAAACAGCCGTTTGAGATTACTTTCAAGGTAGCAGCAATGCATATGACAAACAACGGAACGGTTACAAACGCAGAAGGTCTTGACTTTCCTGCAACAGATAACTTCCTTGTTGAAAATGACATCGCAAAGATTCGTTACCCAGAGAATTTTATTCTCAACGTAATCCCTAACAGGCAGGAAAGCAAAGTTCCTGCGCAGATTATCCGTAAGGAGCAAGCCGCTACCGAGGGTGCTGTTGCGGTAGTTGCCGAAGGTGCTGTTAAGCCTTTGCTTCAATACAAGTTCGTAAGAACCACTACAAGCCGTAAAAAATACGCTGGTCGTATCGAATGGACAGAGGAGTTTGAAATGGACTTTGAGGCATTGTTCAGAGAAATCGTAATGATGTTTGAAGCGGATGTTATCCGTGAATGGCAAGAAGGTATCTTGGCGCAGATTATCACAAACGCTACTTCTTATGTATCTTCTACTTTGGACGGTACTTTGATAGCACCTGATAACGGACTTGCTGTTGTAGCCGTTCAGAGCCAGTTACAGGCATTGAACTACACGCCCGATACGGTTATTATGAACCCTGCGGACTTGGTGGCTACTTTGTTTGTTCAGAATGCGGACGGGGATTTAAAGGTTAGCCCTTACATCAACACAACTGCTGGAACTATAAACGGGATGCGTTTGTACCAATCCAATTTTATTGAAGTTGGAACTGCGCTTGTAGGACAATCCAATCTTTACCGTGAAATCCACTCGGACTTCATTATGAGAACTGGACAATATGCAGACCAGTTAATCGAAAACGAATACACAGCCATTGGCGAGGTATTCTCAATCCTTAGAATTGCGGAACGTGATTTGACAGGATGGGTAGAAGTGGACTTGGATGCGGTTAAAACAGCCCTTGAAGTTCCTGTCGCATCGTAAATAAGTATTAATTTTTAAATCAAATATTATGGCAGTCAAAGTCAAAAAGAAAAAGAACGAGGAAGTCAAAGGCGAAAAGGTCGGAATGGATGCAAATGACCACGTAGCGGTTGAATTGCTTGGAAAGTTTGGAAATGGAAAGGTTGTAGCGTTACATCGCATACAGGCTGAAAAGTTAATCAAGGCAAAAAAAGCAAAGAAATCAAACGTGGATATTGAAAAGCTGAAAAGCGCAGACCGTACCACCGTTGACATTTAAAAGTAACAGATTATGTACCTAATAGACAGCACGTACTTCACAAGGGATTTAAGCATCCCGAACATCAACGAAATGCAATCGGAAGCCTCGGCTATTCTCGATAGTCTTATTGATGAAAAAGTACGTGCCGTTTTGATAGGTGCGTTGGGAATAACAGAGTTTACGGATTTGGACAGCCAAATAGATAATGGTGTCTTGAAAAATGATGCGGACCAAAAATGGAAAGACCTTGTGAACGGCAAGACCTATGACGGCAAGAAATGGAACGGACTTTTATACACAATGGGGGGCGTTAAGAAATCCCTATTGGCAAATTACGTTTTTTACTTCTATATGTCAGAGGACACCACAAGTTACACGGGAATAGGAGTTGCAAAGCAACAAGGTAAAAACACCCAGATTGTAAGCAACGTGCCAAGGCTTGTAAAGGCTTGGAATACATTTTTGGAAGGCTATCAAGGGTTTTCGGACGGACGTTTACCGAAAGTACAATATCGGGATGGATTGACGTATGTCGATTTTCTTAATAACGGTACACAGGTTGACACGGGCGAAAGAAGTCTATTGAGGTTTCTTTCCGACCATTCGGACGTTTACGAAAACGTATCAAGACAGACCTATCCAATGGCAAACCGTTACGGATTATGATTATAGCAACGGCAATAGGTAAAATAGTCGAGGGGATGACGGTTGACGTGGTCAATATGGGACAGCCCATAGCAGACCACCCGACATACTATCATTTCGGAGACCAAAAGGAACTATTGTTATGGATAAAGACAAGGGGCAATTTAGGGAAATACCCGCTTATTTGGTACGTACTTAACGATTATACCAAAGAAAATGACTGGTATGTCGTTGATGCAAAGGTTGTGATAATGCAGCACACCAAAGGCGACCCGTTGAACACTTGGCGACAATCCAACAGCTATGTAGGAATAATCAATCCCGTTGCAAAGGCTTTCCAAGAGCGTTTGGAAACCAATGTATTTGTTACAATTCCGAGATTTGGATTTTCTTTTAAGGACGAGCCTAATTACGGTGTATCACCGAATGGAGATTTGGAAGCCCCAAGTTCAGACAGGGGAATATCAACAGACATAGTGGATGCACGTGTAATAAGATTTGATTTAAGGATTAAGGCAGAATGTTTAATTTAAAAAAATATAAAAATGTACGTATTAAATAGTTACGGAAACTGTACCACCGACCTAAAGGGTAGCGGTACTCGAACCTGCGACCTCGGCTCTTACGGCGATGTTATAGGGATAGCACTTTTCGCTAAAGGTAGTAAAATACTACTTGACAGCGAATTAACCACCTCTTTGCAGGATTGGAAAAACAGGATTAAGGCACTTACCTTGTTTCCTTATTTGGGAATATACAACTTTGAGCAAAGCACCCCAGAAAATGACCGCTCGACATCCAATACTGGTGTTATGTCGGACATTAGAAAAGGTAAGCCACAGTTTACTTTTTCATTTGACAAGGGCGGTTGCTTCCACAAATCTCTTTACAATAAAGATGGTAGTGGGCGTTGGGATTTGGGAATCCTATTTGACAAGGGATTGCTTTTGGCAAATAAACTTGATGGAAAGGTAGGCGGTTTCGATATGGGAATGTTTAGCGTGGAAACGTTTAAACTTCTTTCGGGAACTGACCCGCAGCAATCGAGCGCAATGGTACAATTACTTGATGCCGTAGAATTTAACCAATATCACGAGTTCTTTACTTGGGAATCATTGGGGGCTAACTTCTCTAAAGTTAACGGAGTAGTAGATACCAATGTTAGCATCGTTGGTGCTGCGGAAGATGTTGCCACATTAACTGTTAGGGTTGTTTCTTCTTGTAATACCGATGACCCCGTATTTGGACTTGATGACGAAGCGCTATGGGATTTGGGCGGCACTTCTGCCGTTACCATTACTTCGGTTGCGTTCAACACTTCAACAAACAATTACGTTTTTACCCTTTCTGGGCCGTTGGTGGTAGGCACTACCGTTGCGCCTTTCCTAACCGATGGAACGTATGACGTTGTGGAAGATGTTGCGGGAACTATGTATAAGGGTGGCGTTGCTGCCCCTGCAACCGTTACCGCAGAGGAATCATAAAAATTGAGTGTTTAATTTGGTGTAAGAGGGGCGGAGTAATACCCGCCCTTTTTTTAAAATGATAGAATACCTAACAGAATATCAAAGTACGCTAAAACAGTCTATTAAAAATATGGCTGGTATGGTTTCCTTTGAGGTTATGGAATATGAAGATGAAGTTAGGAAATGGATAAAAGAGCGTTGGTTATTGGGTGAAAGACCCGATGGAAGTATAATAGGGGTTTATAGGAATCCAGACTATGCAATGTTCAAACAAAGAATGAATCCAAAGGCGGGCGGGGATGTAGATTTGACCCTGACCGAAAGTCTTGGGGATAAAATTGAAATGATACCAACACAAAAAAACATATTCAAGATTATTTCTACCGATAGCAAATATTCTAAAATAGTCGAAAAGTACGGTGAATACAACTTTAATCTTTCGGAAGAAAAAAAGGAATTGCTATTTGAAATGATAGGCAATCAAATAATTAACAAGGTATTGGATAGGTTATGGGCTGCATAACTTGTGGGCGACTTTTCGACGGTAGCCAAAAGGAATTGATGCGTATGTACAAAGAGGACTTTGATACGCGCGGAATTGAAAGATATGTTTACAGGATGGGCGAAAAAGAGCCTTTCCAAGTGGTAAGAAAAAAAGGTTTTAAGGCTTTATTCCCAACGATAAAAGCTAACTTTAGCAAAGGAGCGGAATATTTTCACATACAGGAATGGACGTACAAGAAAGATTAGACGATTTAAGAATACTTGTTTTTTGGGAAATCCTAAAGACTGGCGACCATACCCTTTTGGATTTTGAAAGAAAGCGTGATACCGTCTATACAGAAGAACAAAAAGCCTATTTAAAGGACGTTTGGAATGATTTGTACGATAACTACTTTGAAATTAAAAAGGACGGCAAGAGCCAAAAATATCTAAACGAAATAAACGAACAGTTAAGGCTTGCCGCTAAGATCGAAATGTTTGTTAGCGGGCAGGAACTTATACAAAAATTGATTGACAACGTACAATTTATAAAAGAAGAAGATTACCAAAAGCTATTAAAAAGCACAAAGCAATCTTTGGAGATGCTTCACGATGGAATGACAATACCGGACAAAGGAACGGTTAAATTCCTTAATAGGGCGATAGGGGCGTTTATATCGCAATACAATAGGTTATCTGAATCGGTGGATAAAAAGACAGGCGAAGCGGTTCAGAATGTTTATGAAGTGGTTGCTGTCGTTAGCAACGCTCTTAATATGCAACTTAACGCTGCGGTTATGACGGTAACTGAATGGCTCGCGTACGAACAAATGGCAATAAAGAAATCAAAATCTCAAAAGAAAAATGGCACAAGATAATTTTATTAACGCACAGGGGCTGGTTGATAAATTGACGGCTGCCTTTTACGAACACGAAAAAGCCCTTTCATCGAGCGCGCAGAAACTTGCGATATTGAATAAAGAGTATGGTAAATTGCCTTCCGATTATTCAAAATCTTTGGAAACCATCCGTAAAAAGCAAGATGAAATAAACGCTTCCTCCACTAAGTTGGCAAAGACCGAAAAACAGATACAGAACGCCCGATTAGCAGAATTAAGACTTGCAAAGCAACGTGAGCAGGCTTTTGATAAATACGAAAAGCAATTAGAACGTGAGCAAAAAGCAAAAGCAAGGGCAGCGGAAAAGCTAAAGCAGGAAAATAGGGAATACGTAAAACTCAACAAGGCTTTAGGTAATGTAAGGAATGAGGCAAAGGATGTGGCAGCCGCAATGTTCAGACTTGAACGTGAGGGCAAAAAGACAACTGCCGAATATAAAAGGCTTGAAGCGGAGAGCCGTAAACTTGCAAGGCAGACCAATATATTAGACAAGGGAATTAAGGACATTGATAAATCTTTAGGGCTACATCAAAGAAACGTAGGTAACTACGGAATAGCAACCGAAAACCTACATCCTATTTTAGGGCGTGTAAACTCCCAATTAATGATGATGGGTACTTCTTTGGACGAACTCACTTCGGGAGGTGGATTTAAAGGGCTATTAACACAATTAAAGACTTTTGGAAGTGCCGCTATTACCTTTGTGCTTTCGCCTATCGGGCTTGTAATAACTGCTTTAGGAGCGTTGTATATGCTTATACGCTCAAATAAGCAAACCGTTTTGGATTTTGACAACGGTTTAAAGAACGTTGGAAAGACCACGGGAATGGCAGATGAAGAACTTTCCGATTTTGGCGACAAGATAATTGAGCTTTCACGTGATTTAAAAACAGTTGGAACGCCTGTTTTATTGGAATATGCAACCGTTGCGGGTCAATTGGGCGTAAAAGGCACAAAGGATTTACTTGCTTTTGCCGAAGCACTCGCAAAACTTGAAACAGCATCCAATATCAGAGGGGAGGAAGGGGCTACAAATGTAGCGAGGTTGTTAACCTTAACGGATGGAGGTGTTCAGAACGTTGCCGACTTTGCAGACGAAATAGTAAACTTAGGAAACAACTTTGCCGCAACCGAAAATGAAATATTAGGAAATGCCACGGCAATAGCCCAAAACACGGGTCAATATAAATTTGGCAGACAACAGGTTTTAGCTTATGCCACAGCTACCAAAGCATTGGGTATTGAAGCCGAATTAACGGGTTCTACTTTGGGTCGTACCCTTGGCGAAATGGAAAAAGCCATTAGAACGGGTCAAGGGATTGAGGATATTGCAAGGCTGACAGGATTAAGTATCGAACAATTAAAATCACAGTTTAGGGAAGATGCCGCGGGTGTATTTACAAGGCTTGTTGAGGGTCTTAACAGGACAGCCGAAAGCGGTCAATCCGTTAACGAGCAACTTGAATTAATAGGAATAACGGGAATACGTGACCAAAGAGTTATAGCTTCTTTAGCTACTTCTGGTTTTGATGTATTAAGGGGTTCGCTTGACGAAGTGGGCGAAAGTGCGGGTGCTGCTTCGGCTGAATTTGAGGCTGCCAACAAAAAAATGACAAACCAAATAAAGACGTTTGGTGTTGCTTGGGATAACCTTATACTTACTATTGAAGATGGCGAGGGCGTATTTTCCAAGTTTTTTGGCTGGCTTTCAAGTGTTGGCGCAAGGTATCTTGAAAATATCACCAAGGCTATTGATGGGCTTGGTGATGCAATGGATAACAACAGGACAATAGGGGAAAAGTTTGTTATAACAACAGACTCCCTATTTAGGACAATAAAGGCGGCTGCGCCATTTTTGAGCAAGATACACCACCCATTTAGGGACAGGGCGGAAGCATTAAGACAAGATACACAGGCAGCGGAAGCCAATATTGATGCGCTTCGGGAGCAGTATTCAGTCGTTGGCAGGTTAAAGACAGCTGTTACCGCTTTAACGGAGGAAATGACAAAAGCTACCGATGCTAATAAGAATTGGACGGAATACCTTTATACCGATAGCGGAAGCGAAAAAACACGTAGAACGTTAACGGTTATCGGTGAAGAAATAAGCGCATTAAATGAAGAAATACAAGGTCTTAACACTACCGATATTGAAGGTATTAGACTAAGGCAAAAGAAAATTAAGCAACTTGAAGAAGAACGTGATAGGATATTGGGCGTTAAAAAGGAAACAAAGGAATACCGAAAAGAAACAGAAAAAGTTATTTCTGTTTTAAAAGAATGGCTCGACCTTCAAAAAGAAAAAGAGCGCATAAACGATACTATTGATAAACGCTTAAAGGATAATGCAAAAAAGGAACTTAAAAATACCAAAGCGAATACAGAGGAATTAGAAAAACAAAACGAAAAACTTCAAAAACAAGCCGCAGAAAGGGAAAAGAATGCAAGACAAATTGAAGCGGAGGCAAGAGCCATAAAAGGTGCTTTTATTGATTTGGGTGCTGTTTTGGGAATATCTGGCGACACTATTTCAGATTTATTTGACTCCATTAGATTTGGTTTTGCTGATGCGGGAGAAGCAGCCGAACAATTCGGGGCTTTGTTCACCGAACTAATAATGGCACAGGCAGCCGCACAAAATAGACGTATTGACCGCGAAATTAGCGATTTAGAAAAACAAAAGGAATACGAACTATCAATGGCAGGGGATAATGCCGCAGCCCGTGAAGCAATCGAATCAAGATACGCATACCAAATAGCAAAATTAAGGGAAGAACAGGCAAGAAACGAAAAAGAAGCGGCAATCATATCGGCTGTAATTAACACGGCTACCGCTGTTGTCAAGACTTTTGCGGAACTTGGTTTCCCTGCGGGTGCTGTTGCCGCGGGTATAGTAGCCGCTTTGGGTGCTGCCCAAATAGCGATTATAGCATCACAACCGATACCACAATTTGAAACAGGGGTTAGAAACTTTGAGGGAGGGACTGCTATTATAAACGAAAAAAGGCAAGAAATTGTTGGTACTCCAGATGGTAAGTTTTACAGACCACAAGGTAAAAATCTTATGGTTAATCTTCCAAAAGGTTCGGACGTTTACAAAAGCGAGGCAGATTTCCAACGTGAACTAAATGGAATGTTAGGAGTCAATGGAATACAGCCTGTTAGTGTTTCGGGAGGTCAATCTCTTTCGGCTCTTGATATGGAAATGGCAATGCGTAACGCAATAGGCGACAAGCCACAATTTATAATAGACTTCAACGAAAGTGGGGTTAAAAAATGGATGGTTAAGGGAATGACAAAAACAAACATCAGAAATAACCGTGTTAACTTCAAAGGAGGTAAGGTGTAATGGAGGTACTAAAATTTTACATATCGGTTGAACATGGCGATTGGATTGAGATTGCAGAGCCTATCGGTTTCGATGCTGCCAAATTCGAGTTAAGGCAGCGTGAGGGCGGTTATGGGCGCGATGTATTTTTTAGCGAAACCGATTATGAATTTTCGCCAACCGTTCAAGTAAACGGTCTTAGCCATCAATTTGATTTGATTATTTCAAAATACAAACAGCGTGGATTTGAAACGGACATACGCATTTCAATAGAAATAGACGGTGTTCAGTATGTATTGGGACAGTTGGATTTCAGTCCTTCGGGAATGGAAACGGATCTGATAAAATTCATTAAATGCAAGGTAATACAGGACACGCACGAAGCAATATTGAAAAGGCACACCGATACCACAATAGATGCCTATTCCGATAAAGATATAAACGGAAATGATATTGACCCCGTTGCAAGGGAAAAGATACTTTTACAATCGCAGGTGCTTTATAAGGAAAGTAGTTGGACAATGCCAGACCCGATAGTAAGACAGGGTAGTTTTGCCCAATTCTTTGCGCCAGCTTATTTGATTGATAAAAATGAAATTGAGGACACGATACCTCCCGATGTGGGGTATTACACGCTTTCAGATGTGGAAAACCCAGTTTTACAGGCTTTCGCCTGCATACAATCACGAGATTTATTAAAAGGTTGTACCCTTACTGTTAACGGAAAGTGGTCTTTTGTAAATAGGGCAGCGTGGGTATTGAGGATTAAAAAAGGGGTTAACTTTGAAAGTTCACAATATCTTCATTTAGAAGACCTAAACGTTGTTGAGGAAGATTATACGCTTACGCTTAATATCCCAACAATAGGGCGTTCGGAGTTTTTATACGTGTACGTTAACGCACAGGCTGTAAGTGATGCGTACCTTTTAATAGAAAGATTTGACGTAAGCCTAAAAGTAAATGCGGTAGCAAGGGATTCTGTTACATTGGGCGTTAGGTTAAGGGATTTAATGGCACAAGTGGTCAAGTCTATTTCAGGAAAATCCATTGACGCACCGAGATTTGATATAGGGCAGGAATTTTACGACCAATATGTTTTTACTGGAAATGATTTAAGAAACCTCGACAAGCCTTTTAATATATCTTTTAAGGAACTTTTGGAATACTTTCCAGAGTGCAATATAGACTACCAAATTAAACCAAACGGGGATGTGTTTTTTGGTATTGAGGAAGATTTTTATGAGGACGACGAACTTTTTGCTTTCGACCAAGAAGCATTAAAGGGTTATAAGGAATACCCAAACAATCGATTTGCAATAAACAGAATTACCTACACCTATGCCGATTATGAGCAGGGCAAAAACGAACTGCAAAAAGATTCGTTGTTAGGGGTTAATACCGATGTTGAATATGTAACCTCAAATAAGATGGTCGAGGAAACAAAAGAGATACAAGTGGGTTTTGCCCGTGATGCTTTCTTGTTGGAAAAGACACGAAAAGATGCTTTTACAGATGTTGAAGATGCCGCAACAGAAGACGACGACAATAAATTTATTTTAGATACGGTTGTTGACAGTCCTATTTACCAAGTTGACACCTTTTACATTCAGGGGATTTATGAAGAAAGGAATGGCAATTCTTACCTTCAATTAATATCGGACGGAAATATAAATTGGCTTTTGCTTGGAATGGAGATATTCGATTTTATAGCAATTGAATCAACGCCAAATATCGGGTCTTGGCAGATTGCAGGAATAACAGCTACAAAATTGAACCTTTTCAGAAATTATATTCTGCCTAATTGCGAAAGTGGCGTTTTTAATATCACGATCCGTTGGGAACTCGATAATCTCGAAAGAAAAAATAGAACCGATGAAGGGATTGGATTGACTAATTTAGAAAACCCATTCTCAAATCTAAGGTTTACGCCAAGAAACAATCTTATAAAATATTATTCCCCTTACATTAGGAGTGCTTTTTATTACAGCGATGACAAATTACTAAGGAACAAAAAATATATCAACGGTGGCGGCGTGATTGCCAATTTTGGACTATTCAGTTCGGATGGAAGGCAGGACAAGGATTTAGATACGTCAATCTTAGCAGTTCCATATCTTGAACCCGTTATATTTGAGGCTGTTTTGATATGCGGATTTAAGGATTATATGGCTATAATCGAAGATTTAATGACTGACAGGCGCGGTTATATATCCATAATAGACACCGAGGGAAACATTAAAAAAGGACACCCCACGGCAATGGTTTATGATTACAAAGAAAATATTCTCACTTTGACGGCTGAAAAGCGAATAATATATTAAATTTGAACAATGGACGATTTTTCATTTTTATGGCTAAAAACATCAAAGGAAGCGGCTTGGGCGCAGACACTTTTCCCTACCGTTCAACTTAATTATAGGTGTCAGCTTCATTTTTTGCCTAAAGACCCCAAGCCATACGTTCAGATAACACGTTCAAAGGAATCTATAACGATTGATGAGAATGACTACGATGTTTATTTATTGGACTGCAATAACGAGCAATACGAAATAAACGACCACGTAGATATTGTAATCTACACCGATGAATTTGGAATAAAACAGGCATACATACGCCTAAAATACCTTCCATTGGATTATGGAACGAATCTGGTATGTCTAAAGATAAGAGGGCATTTCAACTATAAGACACGTTGGTATTATTCAAATCCTTTTTTGCTAACGGGATACAACTCATATAAGACCACAAGAATAGATTACGTAGAGACACGTAATTTCACCCTTAATCCTATCTATAATTCAGCGAGATTGTCATTTTATAAAAATGATTATGTAGCCGCTACTGAAATGGAGGTTTATTACCAATTGTCAACTTCGCAGAACGTAATATCAAAGGTAAACAAGGATAGGCGACTGGAATGGGTGGCAGAAGATTTCGACCCGTGGCACTTTATAAGGCTTGAAGAAGCTTTGTATAACAGCAAGTGTTATTTTGATTTTATAAGAAACTATCCTGCCGAAGCACTTAAATATGAACCCAGAAGGGGCGACACGGGCGTAAGTGAGAATAGGTTTATAACAGATCCAAACGAAAAGGATGTAATAAACATACCTAATATTATAATCGACATAGAACCAGAACCAGTGCCAATGTTAGCGAGTACTGACGTAGTTGCAAGTACTTCACAGTTGGTAAGTGAAATAGAAACACCTTAAAAATGGCACAGCAAATAATAGATAACGGAAGTTTTGATAACGACCCAACGGCGGAAAAGATTAGATTGGCTTTTGAAAAGACAAACGATAACTTTACCGAACTTTACAACCGTACATTGGCAAGCGGAAAGGCAGCCGAACGAACCGTTAATTGGGTAGATACTGGTGCGGATGAAAAGGCAAAGGTAGCAAACTCTATAAACGCAGCACCGCAAATAGTCGTTCCAGTCGGAACAGACCAATATATTTCCATCCTTTTTCCTTATTCAAATTATGCAGGGGGGGGGGGCGCCAACTTCAACTACGAAAAAAGACTTTATAGGATAAAAAACGGAAATGGAACTTACGGAAGTGGCGGAACCGCATTAACCGCAAGCGACATTATAAAGGTAGCGGTTTACAACGAAGCCCCAGACGCAAGCAGCATTTATGATTTGGGCGATATTGGAAGCGACACCGTTTCAAATTTTGTGAACAACAATGGAAACTATATAATTGCGGGTGTTACCTTTTTTAAAGCCGTTCAGAACAGCACCAATAAATTATGGGTGTTTTCGGGCGAAAACGGTACATACGGATTGGGGCAAGCGCAGACAACCGCATTTAATTTTATAGATATTTCATCACAGGGCATAAACTATCCTTTTACAAAGATATTTCAACTTTCGCTTTATGGAATTAACACCGCGCAGCCGGAACTTAACTACATAGCCGCGGCCGTTGCAAATTATGGCCCGTTTACTTGCCTTCCACAACAGCAAATAGTGTTTAAGACCACTACTGTAATAGGCGATACGAACGGTGGCGGACTTCCCGTTTACAATGTTTACACAAGATATTACAGGGTTATTCCAAATGTAACCACGATAGGGGGCTTATTGAACGCCCCTGTTTATCCATCTTATTTTATGCCTGACGGTCAAGGCATAACCACTTTTGAAGAAGATGACGAAACATTGATAGCAGAATTGGGGGATATTGGAACCGATGACGTAGAAGATGTATTTAATTTAGGAGAGGAGGTTTCACCCTCGGTATTTGAGCCGTGGGATATGACTGTAAAAAGGTTTGTTCGTGCTATATATGACGGTGAGGTTACGCTTTGGGCTTTTGTAGGTGAAGAAGGGGAATATGGTGCTGGCGGTGCTTTAGTAGCAGGTGCGGATGACTTTTTTAACCTAACCGAACAGCCTACCACGCCACCCGCTACTTTCGCAATACTCGATTATGAAGATATTGCCGCCTTGCTTTCGCACCAAGAAGAACAGGTAATGCAAGGGCTTATTTACGTGGACGACGCCTCCGCAGACACAAACCTAACCTTCCCTGTGGGAGAAACAAGGCTGCAAGCCTATTACCGCTATCTTGGCACTACCAACGGCACTATGGCGGATTATAAGCTTATTAGTGCGCCTTATGGGAATCATACAGCAGGGCAATTAACAACAGACGAACTCGAAGCAATCCAGAACGCAAACACGCCAAGCGAAACAAATCCGTTTGCTACTATGGATGATGTTGCCCAAAAACAGGCCATTAAAACAGGAAACTTCACGCTTGCGCCAACGGACAACGATAATACAATCTCGATGGATGGTGGCATTTGCACCATAAATCCAAACACACAGACCTATCAAGATGCCTACGTTGTAGCAATGAAGAATATAACCGATAGTACAGACGGAAGCATCGTTTGTACGGCGGCAACTGGATGGACGTATAAAGTTAACGATGCGGCAACGGTAACAGATGGCACCTTTACCTTTCCGGCAGGCGCAACCTGTACGATTATAAAATTTGAAGGAACGAATAAAATCTATATCGATGGCGGGATTGAATAAATTGCAGTTGCAGGTGTTTGGGAGGAAGGTAAATTATGAGCCCAATACTTTTATAGGGGGAGTAGGTTTGACAATAGTTTCTGCCACAAATTTGGCGTCACTTCTCCTAAAACCAAATGGTAGTGCTTTTCCGTCTTCATCTATAAAAAACTTTATTATTACAGGAAGTGATATAAGTTGCGAGATACTTGAGGATTATAGATTTATAGTGGGCGCTTTTTATAACAACAATTCAATTACTTATTATGATGATAGTTTGAATGGGAAATGCATAGATATAGATGCCAATATAATAGATCATAATACTTTCAGAAATTGTGATGAACTTCTTTGGGTTAAATTTCCATCCGTTAATAGGTTAGGGTCCAATGGTGGTGCTGGACGAACTTTTGGAGGCAATCTAAAATTGCAGAATGCTGAATTTGGGGAGTTATCATCCATAGGCAATGGTTGTTTTAAAGATAATCCAGTATTAGCGTCGATTTTGGGCATAGTACCGACTACCTTACTTAATCAGAATGGAGGTTTTATGAACACCCCAATGTTCGAGATGGAATTGACTAATAATGGAAATATACCCGGTGAGGCATTCAGGAGTTCAGGTATCAAAAAACTGACCACTCTTGGAAATATTGGAAATTCAAGTTTTAGGGGCGCATCTAAACTTACTGAACTTATAGCCGATAGTGCTACTACAGTAGGTAATAACTCTATTAGGGATACGAGTTCCATAACCTTAGTTTCAATAAAAATGTGTAAAAATCTTGGGGGAAATCCGACAGGTGACAGTGTTTTTACAGGTATAAAAATAGGATGTTTAATAAAAACAAATATATTTTTAGCCACTAATAATGCGGGAGGGGCTGACGCAGATTTAACTTACGCAAAAACTACAAGAGGGTGTACGGTGGAGTTTTATGACGATTCAGGAAATTACGTATCAACTTTATAACTATGAAACTAAAAACAAAACAAAAAGTAACAATAGCCCAAGCCCGAACCTAATATTAATTTTTAAAACCTAAACAAAATGGCACTATCAATCACAGAAATGAACTACTTGCAGCAAGGCGTTGTAAGACCACTTGGAATCTCACTATTGGACTTGATGAAGTTCACGGCGTTAAGGCACGCACAGTACCTAAAAGACACGGAAAAGGTAGTACCGCCTGAAAATACAGAGGCGACCAACTGTCTTAATAAGCAGAACGGCCTCACAATGAATATTTTCAGCAGCAATTCGGGAACACTTCAATCGCTTCTTACAAGAATGATTTTAAAACTTGGGAACACTACTAATTTCGCAGATTTGCGCACCAATACCGATGCGCAATGGGAAACGCTGTTTGGAAACAACATCCCCGAAGTCTTTGACGATGTGGCGGGCATAACCGCCGCAGAAAGAACTGCTTATACTTCGATTTAACGAAAAACCAAAGAAAATATGAAAAATGAATTGATATTCGGAGTAATAGGAGCTATTGGCGCGCTCGCCCTCTATCTGTTGGACAAGGAAGCACTTGCACTGGCATTTGTCGGCATTGTGTACGGCATATACGAGCAGTTCAACAGTACCGAAAAGGTAAAGGAAAAGGACGCCGAAATCCAATCCCTGAAAGAAGACAATGAAGCCCTGCGGGAGCTGAACCGTGGGTTAAGGAAATAAGCGAAAAATGCTGAAAGCAATAGCCGCCTACATATTAAAGAACCTATTGGCCATCCACAACGGAAGCGCGGTGGTCAAACTAAAATCACTGCTAATGCTATCCCTGCCCCTATCTGCATTGGCGTCGGTCAACCCAATAGCCCATTGGATAGACGCCAACATCGCCTACATTGGTTTTGTATTAATAGCCATAGCCATCGACCACCTACTGGGAAGTGCCGTTCACGCCTTCGTTAAGCGGGATTTCTCGCCAAAAAAAAACATTATCGGACTTGCCGTTAAGTTGTCATTGGTGCTATCGGTAGGCATTCTGTTTGAGGGGTTTCAATTCCTGTATCCAGACAAAACACCCTTCATCGATGCCGCGATGGATTATTTGTTGACTATTACGCGCATAATGGTTTTCCTATACCCAGCAGGAAGTGCCTTTGTGAACGCTTCAATATTGACCAATGGGAAGTTCCCGCCCTTGGGATGGATAAAAAAGGTAGAGAAATTCAATTCAAATTTGGACATCAACGAATTCAAAGAAAAAAAAGATGAAGGCACCGAAGATTTTAGCGAACCTCAGTAACGTCCTTTCCACCGTATTTCTGGTGGTTATGATCCCCTGCACCATTGTAGGCACTTATTTCATCGTAGTTAACAGCAACGAGATACATAAGAACACCGAGTATCGGAAAAAAACAGAACAGGTGATTGACAGCCTGCGCATACAGCTAAAACTGGAAAGGCGCATCAACACTATGCACCGTGAAGTAATAATTGAAAATATTGAAAACTATGAAAATAAGCGACCACATTAGTTATGCCGAGGCTACATTCAGCGCAACGGCAAAGAGATACGGAATAGACAATACGCCCGGCGATTGCGAACTAAAGGCAATGATGGTGGTAGCGGAAAAGGTTTTTGAACCCCTACGGAACCACTTCGGAGTGCCGATTAAAATCAATTCCTTTTTCCGAAGCAAAACCCTCAACAAAAGAGTGGGAGGGGCGGCCACCTCACAGCACGTAAGGGGCGAGGCAATAGATATTGACGACACGCTTGGGGGCGTTACCAATAAGCAGATTTTTGACTACATCGTCAACAATTTGGATTTTGACCAGATAATCTGGGAATTTGGAAACGACAATAACCCCGATTGGGTTCACGTGAGCTATGTTTCGCCGAATAGAAATAGGCGAACACAACTAAGGGCTTCACGCAGAAATGGAAAAACAACTTATACCAGAATATGAAAACAAAAACAATCTACCGCAACGCCATCACTGGCGAGATCGTAACGGCCAAATATGCCAAAGCAAACCCCGATACCACCGTAAAGGAAACGATGAAAGTAGCCCCGAAAAAAGCCATCGAAACGCTACGGAAATACCAAGAATGGCGACAGGGCAAAGTTGACGCACAACTCCACCCAACCACCATCACCAAGGCAATAAACGAAATATTAAACTACTTCGAGCAATGACCAAAGAACTGATAGCCCGTAGATTGTTGCGCGTAGCCTTCCTGCTGCTGATGGTCTGGCTTGTGATGTGGGCAACCAGTTGCGGGGGCAAGAAGAAGTTGGTGCAAAAATCGGAGTTTTCTACCGAGATTGCGAAAGTTGAGCGGGTAAATGAATTGGCGGAAAAAAATGTAAAGACGAATATTTCCACAACTCAAAAAACCGAAACACACTCCATAACCGAAAATTCAGACGTTACGCTCACACAGGCAGACCCGGAAAAAGAAATTACACTTATTGCTCCAGATGGTTCGGTAACGAAAATTAAGGGCGCAAATGCCGTTATTTCAAGCCGAAAGGAAACGATAACGAAAAAAGATACTTTTGGACAAATTTTGTCCAATATTGACAAGTCCAAAACCACCAAAAATTCCGAAACAGATCTGAAAGAAAAGACCACCAGCAAGAATAAGTCCGTTTCCAAAGAGAAACAAGGAAAATTCCATTGGTGGTGGATAGTGATTGCTTTAGTACTTTACCTCGCAATTTCCTATTTCAGAAAAACGCTTAATCCTTTGGGGTGGATTGGTTAATTCGTTTTACACGACATTTAGAGGTATAAACGAAACTGTTTTGGTTGTGGTTGCGTTTATACACATGTTAGCGGTCAGCTAAGGAAGACAG